GCTTGGGACAACCTGTCAGCACCTTCAGCCTCAATCCGCTTAAGGGCCTTGATGACAATGTCGCTAGTCAGCAAGCCTTGCGCTGCATATTCCTTCAGGTCACCAGCGGCAACACCTGTTTCATCAGAGATGGCCTGCAACACCAATGGGGCCTGCTCTGCAATGCTTCGGAACTCATCACCCCGCAATGCACCAGAACCCAACGCCTGTGACAACTGTGTGAACGCAGCGGATGCTTCAGCTGCTGTTGCACCACCAAGCACAGCGGCAGTCCTGAAGCCACCAAACGTTGAGGTGATGTCTTTCAGGGAAACACCCAACGGGCGTAAGCGTGCAAACGCATCAGCCAACGATTGATTTGCTTCTGTTTGGCTGAGGTTGAACTTCCGGGCTGCTGCAGCTGCTGCACTTTGCAACTGGCCTACTTCACCAAAACGCTGCCCAAGCAACCTGATCCGCCGTTCTGACTCAAGCCGCTGGATACCAGTCTGGACGCTTTTGAAAGCTGCAAATCCAATAACAGCCTTGCCAATACCACCACGCAGGCCACCCATGGTCCTGCCCAATCGGGCAGTGTTTTTTTCAAGATCACGGACAACATTGATGCCCCTGCGCCCCATCAGGACAAGGGCAGCCTCAACACGCTTTGTGCTTCTGCGTGCTTTGTCGAACTGTTCTTCAACCCTTTTTGTCTGCCTTTCTACCTTTCGCAGGGGGTTAATGGCCCTTGCGGCTTCGACGATTAGTTCAACCGAAGCCCTTGCCATGACCACTTAGCAATAGCCAAAGTCTACCGCCGCATTTGCTTTGCACGCTGCATCGCTTGTTCTTCAAGTTCTGCCTTTAATTCAAAGTATGCAGCAAAGTGGACGAGCTCTGCATCGGTGAGTTCCGTGCGGAGCCTGCTGACTGTCATGCTCAACTCGCAGGCCAGGTGAAACTCAAAAAAAGTCCACTTGTCCTGCTTTAGTCGTTTTTTGCTTCTTCAAGGTCAGCTTCTTCGCCGAGACCAAACAAGAACAGCTCAATCTCATTCAGCACAGACTCAGGCAGCTGGCGTTGAAGCTTGTTCGCATCAGCAGCAGCGAAAGCCTTGGTACCATCCTCAAGCTCAGCGATCTGACACAGCATGTTGGTGCTGATGTCCAACGCCTCTTCTGTGCCAGCGAGCTGCTGGGCTTTTTTGCGATCTGCGCGGGTGATTGGCTTGAAGTAAAGATCAATGATCTTTTTGCCTTCAGCGTTCTTCAGTTCAAACTTGCGGCGCTGGTTGAGGTCAAAGGCCCCAACCAGCAAATCAACAGTGCGATTACCAGCAGGCATTTAGGCGACACATTTGTCACCAAAACTATAGCCTCATCACTCAAGGTTGCCGGTGATGGTGCCGCTGGTGATGAAGTTGCAGGTCACGATGTCAATCTCACCAACAGTGGAAGTGATTTCCATGTCAGTGATGATTCCAGCAAAGCTCACAGAGTCAGTGCCAGAACTGGTACCAGTCGTGAACAGTTCAAACGTCGCGTCTGCAGGGTCTGCAGTCGTCAAAACATCCTCAAGGAATGCAGCCTGGCCGGTGGCGTCAGGGTCATAGACCAGCTCAACAGTGCCAGATCCGCTGATCATGCTGCCAACAAAGCTCCGGAAAGTGTCTCCATGCTTGGAGATGTCCAGAGTTTCTTTGGTGGTTGAAAGGCTCCAGCTGCGAGTGCCAACGATGGTGGCATTGCTTGAGCCAGCGGCGTCAAATTGGACTGCGCCTTGTTCTCCACGAAGGACGGCCATGGTCAGAGTTCCTCGATAAATTCAAAGGTCACACGGACCTGTGTTTGAAAATAGCCCTCGGGAGCTGGTGAAGCCAGTGCCTCTGGACCTGTTGGTGCGTCGAAGTAAACCCCCGACACGATGACCCTATTGTAAAGGTCACGAATCCTTTTGCCGATGGTGTAGTTGGCGCCAGGCCCAACACCTTTGGCAGAAAAAATATTGATGACGGTCAACCCAACAATGCGATTCCGTGCGTTGGCCGTTGACCCTTGGGCAAGATGCTCATTGGAGCCGAAATCAACTTGGCATTGCACCCAAGAGCTGTTGGGTGTTGGCTCATAAGCCATGTTGTTGAAGACGACAGGTATGGCCGGACTGTTGGCCAGCTCTGTGGCTAACCGGCCTTCAATGGTGGCCCTGATTGAGTTGAGGTCAGCTGCGGCCATCAGTCTTCAGCGACAATGCGCCTCCATTCTGAACGGACATACTGTTCCAAGTCTTTGGCAATCAGGTCTGGATAGCCTTGCCGGACTGCTGGGGTGCCTGTGGTTTTGTTTGACCTGCCTGGGGCATATTCACCCTTCCAAGAAGGTGGCAGGCTGTCAGGCGTGCCGTAGGTAACAGCTTCTGCGTAATCAAGGTTGCTGAACACCCGGCCTACGTATTTGTTGTCGAAACTGATCTGCCAAGAACCTGCCAGCACACCGCTGACTTCAGGTGTGCCGATGGGTGGGCGGCGTGTTTTGAGTTCGTCCTGCAGCTGCTTTGTAGTGCGCTGCACAAGCCGTTCAACCTTGTCCTCACAAAGCCCAGGTATTTGGCTGAGGTCAATGTTGCGTGGCATGGTCAGGCCCTCAAGATCAGCTCGTAATGAGTTGCGTCACCAGCTGTTTCCTGAAAGGTCGTTTCAACCCTGATGACTTGATAAACGATTGAGCTGATCACTACACGATCTTTTGTCTCAGGGGCTGTGGCCAAATCATCAGCAGCAACAATCAGGCGTTTGTCACCAGCCTGAATCAGGTCGTTGGCCTCATTGACGCTCACGTCATACACATGCCCTTTCACATCAGTGTCTGATGTGGTTTCAGTGATAGCGCCCGTTGTGGTGTTGTAGCTGCCGCCAGAGACGTAACGGATCGTCACGTCCCCACCAAACGTGTCAAGGATCTTGGCCGCAATCTTGTCCAGCCCCTTGAGTGCCATCAGGCTTCGTATGCAACGACGGTTCCGCTTGTGAGCGTGATGCTGGTCACCTCAAGGCCCTCAATACAGGCAGAGGTGTTGATGTTGATTGCGTTGATCGTTGAAGACCCGTTCTCCGTAATGGCAGAGGAGGTCATTGACGCAATGACAGAATCCTCAAGCGCCATAATTTTCACAAAGCGACCGGTCTGGGCTGCGGTGTTTGTGATGATTGTTGCCTTGGTCGGCGCATACCCGTAGCCCATGGTCAGCTCCGTTTAATGGCGATGTTGCCTGGTCCGCTAATTCTAAGGCCCGTCAAGTACCTTTCAAACATCGGCGGCACACGGTCTGCACCCACAGAACCAGTTTTGTCAGGCTCGACTTCAATGTTGCCCAGTTTCACCCGCTTGTAATCCTCAAGCCCGCTGAGGCTGATGCCGTCGGTGTTGTTGTGCAGGTAAACAGCAAGCTCAATCTGTGCCCGCTTGATTTGATCAGGGATTTCCTCGTCAGTGAAATAATCCTCAGAAATCCTGAATGGAAAGCCAGTGGCGTACGTATTGACGTAAGTATCTGGCTTTCGCACGCCAGTACGCGGCCATTGCAATGCCTGTGTATCAGTGGCCCTTGCGCCAATAAAACGCTCACGGTCAAGCCGTTGTGCTGCTGCAGCCAGTGCTCGGTTGCGTGTGTCGTCAGTGCCGGTGCTCCACTTGGACACATCAGTGCTGCTGATCATCGCCTCGACGTAGGCGTCAGCTTGGGCCAGTGTCATGTAGCTGTTGGCGTTTGCGCCGCCCGCTGTTGCGTCGATTGTTACTGCCATCGGGCGTCACAGTAGAAGTCTTGCGTTTGGCTGGTGTAGGGGCAGAGGCCGCCGCTTGTGCAGCAGCCTCACGCTCCTTTGCCCGCCTGAAAGCGAACAAACCCATCAGGAGCTAGCGCCCTTCAGAGCCACGAAGTTGACAACGATTGCCTCACCAAGTGAGCCGGTTGACAGGTTTGCCACGGTGATCTTGAAAGATCCAGCAGCAATCGAGTTCGCCTGCACAAGGTAAGAACCAGCGGTTCCAGCGGAAGCGTGGTTGCAGATCACCACATCGGTAGCGGCGATCTTGTCGTTGTTGACAGTGAAAGAAACCTCAGCGGCTGCTGCAAGCGCAGCATCGTCAAGGGTGATCTGGCCAGACTCTGCATTGAGAGTCACGGCAGTTGCCTTACTGGTGGCCTGGGTGACAGTACCGCCAGTAGCGGGGCCGACAAGGTTGCCGGCGGTTGCCTCAAAAATGGATGCCATGGTGATTACCCTCAGTCAAGGTTGCTGGTGTTGGTAATCCGCACGATGCCAATGTTATTGGTCTCGTACACCTTGGTCCAGTTGCCAACGGTTTCCAGTTGTGCCCGAGTGGGGTTGGAAACAGACGTCGAGAACTTCGAACCAACAGGGTGGTACACATAGTGCAGATCGATTGACATCGCATCGCTCTTGGCAAGGATGTCGCGATCAGTTTCAGTCTGCAGACCCAGCTGTTCGCCAGATGCCACAGCACCCTGGGTGAACAGGTAAGTGGCGTACTCGGTGGAAGCACCAGAGCCAGTCGTCTGCACGTCAGCAGAAACGATCACACGCAGGCCCATGAAGGTGGGAACTTGCACCGCACCAAAGGCAGGCGCAGTAGAACCCTGGGCAGCAGCGGTGTCAGGCGCGCCAGTGTTGTCGTAGATCATGTCGATCGCACGACGCTCCATCAGGTCGTAGTAGACCTTGGGGTGCATGGCGATAGCAGTCAGCTTTTCGCCTTGGTCGCCCAGGATGGATTTGCCTTCAACGATTTGGCGGGGGCCAAGAACCGTCGGGGTGTCACCAGTGGCACCGTCAACAGTCAGTGCTGAGTAGCAGGCAGAGCTGTTGTCATCTACAGCACCGAACACACCAGCCAGGCAGGACAGCAGGTCCTTCTGGCGTTGGTTGGCGATGTAGTCAGCAATCTTGGAACCAATGGCAGCCATCGGGTCAGAACCTGCGGCCAGTGCGGCGAGGTCGCGTGACTCGAAAGCACGACCACGGTGCAGGACAGCAGCAACCTGCTTGTCTGCAGTGATCTTGCCAGGTGTCAAAGAACTGGAATCTGTCAGACGCTCAAAATCGCCCGACAGGTTGGCCTTGTAAAAAGGCACTTGAATGAAGTCACCACCATCCTCAGCGGCATTCAGCTCAGCCATCGGCTGCACCACACCGGAAGCCAAGAAGGCATCACGCTGGGTGGTTTGCTCAATGACATACGGCGTAAATACCTCAGGGATGATGATGTCAGAGCGAAGAGTCGCCATGACAAATCCTC